CATGCAAGAATTTAAACTCCAAGCCGAATGCTTCCAGTGGCACTGGAACAACTTTCCCAACGACCGGGGCCGATTGTTCACGGTCAACAACAACGCACCCAATGCCTATGCCGGCAGCGTGATGAAGGCCATGGGCGTGGTCGCAGGTGTCAGCGACATGATATGGCTCTCACCAACCGGTGCGGTGATGCTGGAGTTCAAAGCAGAGAAGGGCAAGCAGTCCCTCTCGCAGAAGTGGTGGCAGCGGGTGGTCCAAGATGCAGGCTACCGATACGAGGTCATCAGGAGCGTTGAGGATTTTCAGCGAGTGGTCGCAAGTGTGGAATAGATGTGTAGATTTGTTCCATGGCCCGACTGCTACTGCTGCTGCTGCTGACCGCTTGTACCAACGACCGCCCTTGGAAGGTGATTGAGGTACGTGCCAAGGAGGATGCTTGTGAGTATGTCCTATCCCGTTCCAACGGATTCGGGCCGCAAGTCAAGACCCTGACCGATTCGTGTGGGAGGTATCGGTTGTTTGAAACTATACCCAATCGGATATAATTTATAGAAAAACCCAAAATTTATACGCATTCGGGTATAATGCATAGAAAAACCCAAAAACTATACGCAATGAGATTTCAAAAAAAGAAAATTACAGAAGAAGTAAGAGGTATTTTAGGAAAATATCTTGACGGTACTGAAAAAGAGTTTAGAGAAGCAACCGAAAAAATTGTAAATCTAATTCAATTAGAACACGCTCAAAAAATTAGATTAAAAGCTGAAAGAGATAATGCGCTTATTTCTGCTGACAAGTCTGATGTCTGGCATTCATTGTGAACCAATCGTCAGCCTCTGGTCTTACCAAACCTCCCCCAGCGTCAGCCTCTAACCTTACCAACCAAACCCCAAACCCATGAAAACCACACCAACCGATTTCCGACGCTGGCAACTGCATATCCGCAAGGAGTGCGTCAACTGCAACCGTCCCGACAAAAGCGAAACCATCAAGGCTTGGTCCGTCAACTGGACCCTGCTCGGTCGTATCCTCCAAGCCAAAAACGCCTGATCATGGAATGGATTAAATGCTTGGACCGAATGCCGACACCTTACGAGCCTGTCCTGATTTTTACGACCGACATGAATCAAGCCTACGCATGGCTGGGCGACGGCCGTTGGTACTACGAGCATCAAACTTGGTTCCTAATTGAAGTGAGCCATTGGATGCCTCTACCCCCAAACCCGTTCTAACCCAAACAAAATGAAAAACGAATTTATCCCCTACGAACAAGCCCTTGCGCTCAAAGGGCTTGGGTTTGATGAGCTTTGTTTTGGTTGGTATAATCAAAAGCAAACCTTTTTATGGTTTGAGCAGGATAATTTTTGGAATGACATGGATGAAGCCGAATGTATTGCCCCCCTCTACCAACAAGCGTTCAGGTGGTTCAGGGAGAAGCACGGATTAAGGCACTTTATTGAGTATGACAACGGCCATTACAACGCTGTTGTTCAATCCTCTTTAGTGTACCATTGTGACACTCACGAACAAGCAGAACACGCCTGCCTTAAAAAACTAATTGAACTTTCAACCAAGACGGCATAACCATGGACCTAATATCTCGCACCATACTCGGCTACACGGCAGAGGTTGTCGGAGTCAGCCCGGACGACATCTTGAGCGAAGTCAAGACCCAAGAACTGGTCCTTGCTCGAAGCATCTTCGCCGACATCGCCTACTCCGAATACCTGTACACCTACTGCCAAATCGGGCGTATCATCAAGAGGAACCACGCAACGGTCATGCATAACCTCGAAATCCTTGCGATAAACATGAGAGCAAGACCCGACATTAAATTCCTTCGTACACAAGTTTTGAACAGGACACGGGATTTTTTGCAACATTAGGAAGAGCGCTCTCCATCTTTGCGTGAGTGAACGCAGAGAGCATCGTCCTTGACCTGTACCGAAGCGGAGAAATCCGCAAGGCTTGCCTCACCATCACGGGGGGCAATCCGCTTTGGAAGGACCTCGAGCAAGAGGTCGTCCTAATCCTGCTCGAAAAAGACCCCGACAAGATCACCAAGATGCAGGTGCAAGGTTACCTGCGTTTCTACATCGTCCGTTTGATAATGAACCTGTACCGGGGCAACAACAACCAATTCGCAAAGAAGTACCGCCACCACGACGAGCGGGTCGAAGTGGATCCCGAAACCCAAGAAGAAGGCAAGGACTACGATTCCCTGCTTGATGACCTTTGGGCCATCGCCCAGCAAGAGATGGACTCTTGGGCCAAGGACGGAGCGTTCCCTTACGACAAGGAACTGCTGAACCTGTTAATGCAAACAGGCAATATGAAAGCCATGTCCCGTGAAACGGGCATCCCGTACCGGAGCATCATTTACTCAATCGAACAGGCCAAGGCCAAAATCAAAACCGCAATCGAAGCAAATGGATATACTGGTTTTTCCAATCCTGATTAGTGCTTTAGCGACCCTTGCGGTCGTGGAGTTCCGGGTCCTGCCGGGATGGTTCTACGCTTTGCCATTTGCCAAGCGTAAGCCGTTTTCCTGCATGACCTGCTTTGGTTTTTGGCTTGGGGTTGCCCTGACCCTGCCAACGTGCCAATGGTACTTGGCCCCGATCCTCGGCCTCGCCTCATCTGCCACCGCAATAATCATTCGGGAATGGACCTTCAAATGACAACCGACCAGTTCATCGTTGCCCAAAAGCATCGCAAGTATTGGGACCAGTACATCGCATCCCTGACGATGCGACTGCCACCCGATGCGGTTGGAGAACTGCAAGCCATCCTGACCGCTCACGGCCGACCGCCTACGAATTGGTGGTGCGCAGACTGCGTAAAATCGGCTCTCCAATACATTTACCTTCAAGCGGACCTGTTCCTCGAAGCCAACCAAAACACCATAAACCACTCCCTGAATGCCCCTACCAATTCCGAAGGATAACGAAAGCAAGGAAGGCTTCATCGGTCGTTGTATGTCCAACAACGAAGCCAATGCAGAGTTCCCGGATACGGCTCAACGGCTTGCCGTTTGTGGCTCAACGTGGGAGAATCACAAGAGGCAGCAGTTCGAGTCTTATTCGGATTACGGCCAAGAGATTCGCTCCAATGCCAAGCGAGGGATAGAACTCAACGAAAGAAACGGCAACAAGTGTGCGACGCAGACGGGCAAGGTCAGGGCGCAGCAGTTAGCAAACGGGGAAGCAATTTCCCTCGAAACCATCAAGCGGATGCACTCCTACCTGTCCCGTGCTGAAACCTACTACGACAACGCTGATGACACCAGCGACTGCGGTTACATCTCGTACTTGTTGTGGGGTGGCAAGTCGGCTCTCTCATGGTCAAGAAATAAACTCCGGGAACTTGGCGAACTCGAAGGCGAAGGATGACGAAGAGGCCCAACTGCAGGCTCGGATGGACTCGCTCATGATGGTCATTACAACCCTCTGCGACTGCATCGGAGCGGTGGATGAGTCCAATGCCCCGAACCAGTACGAAGTGAAAATGAAAATCGTAAACAAGATAAGCGACCTAATCGACAAAATCGAATACTAATGGGAACCAGTAAGGGCAACGGCAAATACATTGAAACCCCCGAAAAGATGTGGGAGTACTTTGAGGCATACCGCTCGCAGGTCAAGGCAAACCCAAGGACCAAGACGGTATTCCCCGGCAAGGATGCTATCCCCCAGCATGAGCCTTTGGAGCGACCCTTGACCTTGGAAGGCTTTGAGAACTGGTGTGCGGATGCAGGCATCATTGAGGACCTTGGGACCTATTTTACAAACAGGGACAAGCGATATGACGACTATGTAGCCATCTGTTCACGCATAAAGCGAGTCATCCGTCAAGACCAAATTGAGGGGGGTATGGTCGGTCAATACAACGCAAGCATCACCCAACGGCTGAACTCTTTGGTGGATAAGCAGGAGAATCAGGTCTTTATTGAACAATGGACCGAGGATGATTAATGAAGGTCATAAACACCACCGCCAAGCGGAAGATTGAATCGCTGACCCATCGCAAGAGGGTCATCCAAGGAGGGACATCGGCCTCCAAGACCTTCAGCATCCTTTGCGTCCTAATCAAGCAAGCCTGCACGAAGAAGACCGAAATCAGCATCGTAGGGGAAACCGTGCCTCACCTTCGGAGGGGTGCGATTCGGGACTTCATCAAGATAATGATCGCCAAGGAAATCTTCGTTCCGTCAAGGTGGAACAAGACCCTGCTGACCTACCAGTTCGCTAACCGTAGCACCATCGAGTTTTTCTCGGCTGACCAAGAGGCAAGGCTTCGGGGTGCAAGGAGGCAGGTGCTATTCATTAACGAGGCGAACAACATCGACTTTGAATCCTACTACCAGTTAGCCATTCGTACCAGCGATGCCATCTACATCGACTTCAACCCGACCCACGAATTTTGGGCGCATACCGAGGTCTTGCGTGAGGACGATTCCGAACTGCTCATCCTGACCTATCAGGACAACGAGGCTCTGCCCGACACGATTAGGAGGGACATCGAACTGAACCGCACCAAAGCCGAAACAAGTGCCTATTGGGCGAACTGGTGGAAGGTCTACGGCCTCGGTCAGGTCGGGACGCTTCAGGGTGCTATCTACGAGGACTTCGAGGTCGTGGAGGGGATAGATGTCAGCCGTGCGAAATTCGTCGCCCTTGGGCTTGACTGGGGCTTTAGCAACGACCCTACGGCATTGGTCGCTATCTACCGCCAAGGGGACTGCCTGCTGATTCAGGAACTGCTCTACGCTACGGGCCTCACGAACCAAGACATCGCAGATAAGTTGCGGTCGCTGGGCATTACCCGGGCTTGGGAGATCGTTGCCGATTCAGCAGAACCGAAGTCCATCGAGGAAATCTACCGACTTGGTTTCAACATCAAGCCAGCGGAGAAAGGCCCCGATTCGGTCAGGAACGGCATCGACATCCTGAAACGCTTTAAATTGCAGGTTACCAAGGACTCGACCAACCTCATCAAGGAACTGCGGTCCTACACTTGGGCGACCGACAAAGAGGGCAAGAACACGGGGGTCCCGATTGACTCCTTCAACCACGCCTGCGATGCGATGCGGTATGTGGCCCTTAACAAGTTAAGGGTCAGTAACTCGGGGAAGTATGTTGTTGTGTAACTTTGCCCCATGAAACCCCAAACAATATGAGAGATTTTGTCGTGCGGCTATTAGACGAAAGAAGCGAACTTTACGCAAAAATGGCTAAACTTTATGATTTTATTGAAAGCGATGAGGCTAAATCGATTGATAAAGTTATGCTTGGACTGCTTAGAGTTCAATATCAAGCAATGAAAACTTATCACACCGTTTTAGACGAAAGAATAGACTTGCTGCTTAAATGAACCCCGAACGCATCCTTGATCTGCTAATCGAAATAGGCAAGACGGTTGCAGC